GGAACATGTTGCCCTCGATGTATTCCCTACGGTTGATGAAATGGAAGTTGGTGTTGGGGTGTTTCCTTACGATCTGTCTCAGCTGATACATCCATTCATACTTGAGGTATGCCTTCATGCTCATCCTGTCCGGGTAGTTTATGGTGTTCTTGTAAATGTTATTCTGTTCTCGGCTGGGAGAATCCATCTCCCACTGTCGGGCACCCAATATGTCAAATGACATCACAATTATGTTCTTGATTCCGGATTCGGCGGCCAACAAAACTGCACTCATACCTGATCCTCTCGACTTTGAGAAGTCCATGGTTCTTATACCGTTGCCTTTCTTGACGTCTCCGCCCCTCCACATTCTGTATATTTTCAATCCGGTCGGCACCTCATCCTCGGTGTCTCCCTCACAGATGTAATCCCACGGACTGATGTCATCTATCCCGTGTATTTGTATATCAGGTTTTTCATCTTTGTTTCTTAGAATTCTAGTATTTTTAAGATCTAATATCTTCTGTTTTGGGCTTCTAAACTCAATTTTGTCTTGTGGATTCTTTCCTTCCCATGCCTTATCTAACATTAAGGATCTTTTTTTGAAGCCTGCTATTAGATGATTGTGATAAACTTCTTTAGGTTTTTTTTCTGTGTCGTGCCACTTTTTCAGTTCCTCGTACATGGGTGGGTTCACCGCGACTACATGATCGCACAGTGTAGGATGATCCCTATATATGGCGTTACACCCGTAGACAATACCTTTACCTTTTAAATGTTCTATAGGAAAAATGTTTCTTGACTCTCCGTTGCCTATAACGAATGCTGTGTCCATTAGACACCAAAGCTCTCACCACAGCCACAAGACGCTGTTGAGTTGGGATTGGATATTTCAAACTGTGAACCAAATGTTTCTTCAACGAAGTCAATTTTTGTACCTGCCACATACATCATTGAAGTTTCATCTACAACGAATTTACCTGTGTGCCAGTCTTCTACGTGATCACCACCGCCCACAGCTTCTTTCGTGTCTGCAAAACCCCAATCGTATTTGAATCCTGCACACCCACCACCCAGCACCGCTAGGCTTACTGCGTACTTGCCTGGATTCTTCTCAAGCAATTTTTCTATCTGGTGCTTCGCTTCTTCTGTTATTTCAAATAAGGCCATTTATAATGTCTCCATGATGTTACTATTAATTATTCGTTTTGAAGCTTCTTGGTGTGCTTCTTCACCTGGATGATAGAACGACGGATTGTCTATATTTGATTCATTAACGTTTGTGTATAGTGGAAGTTTGTTTTCTCTGGTCCACAGCTGAAATCCTAAATTGTCCTCACCCCACTCGTACCATTTGAATGACTTCATGTACGCCCATAGTTCACTCATATAAGGATCATGATCTTCGAATCGTTTCCCGGAGATCCCGGCCATCACACCATGACCTAGATGTTCGGCACTGATTGATTCTTTCTCTTTCTCTAACCAATCTCCAAGTAATGATTCTTTGTTATCATGTATATCTTTTATGTAGTAGGTTCCTTTACTGCAGGCCGTTTTCCAAGTTTCGGAATTGAATGTGTTTATGGCTGTTATTCCCTCCTTCTCCAACATCAGGTTTGTCTGTATGATTGTATTAACAGATAAGGTGAACCTAGAAAATTTATCTAACGATTTATAAACCTCTTTTGACCATTTTTGTATGTCTTTGTTTTGGCTGTGTGCTATCAGTTCGTTTTGTACATCGATGTAAGGCCATCCATGTGCGATATTACGAGAAATCAAATGTGCCAGACCAAGGTGTGTGTACTTCGTCCATGCCAACCAGAAGACAGGTTTGAGATTATTTTCATCCGCAAATTTCCTAGCTATAAACACTTGCCTCGATATGTTTTGATTGCTAGAGCCCGGAGAAGAGAAGTTATAGTGTTTTAGCCCATAGTGTTTTGCCAGTATGTTTGTGTATGCCTGTTCGCTGGGTTTTCTATTTCCGTCGGTGCTGTCATGGTCACTGCCATACATCAAACTACATCCAACAGAAATTAAACTATCGTGATTCATTTTACAGAGTCTCCTTGGTCATTGCCCATGTTTGCCAAACCTATCGCCAGGAAGAATGCTGTCGCTTCCTTGTTGTCTTCGAAGCTCATGTAACCTTCCTGCTCCTCCCAGTTATGCCGTACTTCGCTGTACAGGTCCTTCTGCTTAAACCACCAACCCCACTTGCTTTTACAGTTTTGTTGGCACCACTCGATGCATTCACCCATTATGCCGTTGCTGTGCATGTCTACGTCGTACTTGAATTTCCTCTCGTAGCCACAGTCCTCTGGTATGTTATCCAGTGATCCTTTCATCGACTTTACTTTTACCTTGCCAAACTTTTTTTTACCAACTAGTTGCATGATGAGTTTATTATATGAAAATTATTTCCAGTTGTCAATGACGAACTGATCCGAACAGTTAGCAGGATTAGGTTCCCCATGGAATACAGCCACCTTGTTATCGTTTATTATTACCGGTGGTTTCCTAAAAAACCATTTGCCGGAACTGTCTCGTAATTTTGTGTCCTTGAATCCCACTAATTCCCATTTATAACTTCTTATCCAATCGTCGGGCCAGTGTGTTATCTGATCCTTGCCTGCTTTCATTATCCAATCCTGATCACCCCAATGATGTTTTATTATCTTGACATGATCTCCTACAAAGTCTTTATTATCTTGACATGATCTCCTACAAAGTCTGTGTAAAGATGGTTCATTGTTCCTGCCTCCCAACGCATACAACTTGAGTTGGATTGTTTCCAGTCCTTTACCCTACACCTGTTGAAATCCCTAATGATCATGAACCGGCCTGGATTGTGTGTGAACAGTGGATCTATGTTGTTATGTACAATAACATCAAGATCAAAAAATAATATGTTGCCTTTTAAAGGAAAGTCTGGACTGAACATCCACAGTTTACTCCACCATGTTTTTATCCATGGTTCGTTGGGAAACATTATTGTCTTTATGTGTGGGTCAAGTCCTGTCCTGTCGTCTGTTATGCAATGGAATTCAAAAGGCACTGTGGTGTGTCTCTTGACCATGTTGTACAGCACATTCGCATACTGCGAAGGATACTTGTTGCCCCACTTAACGCATACTACGTGATTCATAACTCTGCCTCAAACTTTCTATTTGTAATTGTTGCCAATCGTCGCTGTCCAGTGTGTATGGATACTCACACTCGATGGTCCTGTTTGACATTGTTTTAATACTTGTTATATTTAAATTCTTGCTCATGGTCTCATATATTTCCTTGAACGTTGCACTGGAACCAAATGTTCTCTGCAGGTCCACCTGCCCGATCTTGATGTATCCCAAGGCCAGTGTGGGATCCTCCCAGTTATATCCGTTCGACTTCAGCCATTCCCTGAAACAGTCCATTTCTTTCTTCTTCCAATTGAAAGTGTCCTCGTCTATTGTCCTACCCCATTCTATGTCAAACTCTCCTGAATAGAATTTCTGATGATTAATTTCTGAACACAGTGCATCTGTCATTTTAGGTGCGTTTTCATCCCTGTAAACCTCAAACAAGGTTTTCCCTATTTGACTCCAGTGTAGGTAGACTCCGCCAAGCTCTCTTCTGTATCTGTTCTGTTTAAACAGTTCAAAATCGTCATCTTGCAGTTTGTGTCTTGGTGCGTTTAAGAATGTTGTTATCTGTGATGGTCTGATCCAGTCCGGATCCACGACACTGCTACGATAAGCGTCAACCCAGCTCTCTATCTCATGGCATAGGTTGTTCAATTGTCTGATGGCATACTTCGTTTCATAATCTGCCTGTAGGTAAAAAGTCGACAATTTCCAGGCTGTGCCTTGAAGTTCCTCGAAGTGCCTATGCAGTAGATTACAGGCCTTGTGTTTAAGACGCAGTCCCGGTTTTTCCATCTCATCACCTATCTCATCACCGACCATAACGAGACCTGTGGGTAGATTACCACTGTACTGGAAGTCGTCTACGACAAATGGATGTATCCTATCGTACGGTGGGTCAAATGTGAATGAGTTTATTTGCTCAACAGATTTGTTTAGTTCTCTAACTAGATAATGTAAATCTCTTTTTGAATCAGCGAAACCCAAAAAGCAGAAGTTTTTTTCTAAAACTCTCTTTCGTTTGAGATTGTCTCGGAGTGCTTCTATCCATCGATGCCCTAGGGGTGTGTCATAGGTCTGTATGTAGTAGGCTCTGTCGTTGAGTCCTACTCTTACTAGTTCAAATAAAAATTTATTCTGGTCTTTTGTAGATGGCACTGTTTGCTCCGTGTTCCATGCATTCCACACTCTCCACCCAACATCTTCCATCAGTCTTGACAGTTATAAGATTATCTGCAAACCTGTAGGCATGTTCGGCAAATTTCTCTGCACCTACTCCGTCAAACATTCTTATTTCTGCAAGATCCAACTTCTCTAGTTCCTTGAACTTCTCGAGATGTGGATCGTTCATGTCCAGTGCAAGTTTGTGATCAAAATGATCCTCTAGCCATGCCTTCAACGGTTTAAGTCCGCCAAAGTCCACTGCCCAGTTCTTGTTGTCAAGTTCCTCGCAACCAAATGTGAATTTGAATGCCAGTGAATATCCGTGTAGCAGATGGCAGTGTGAGTGATCTGCGTTAGGTTGCCTGAACACACAGGCCAGGCCTATGTTGTGTCCGTATGTTTTAGTTGATTGATAAGTCATCTTTTCTCCTGTTATTGATGACTTGCAGAGTGTTTATAGAGGGATGAAAGCCGTTAAGTCCTCTCATTAGTTTAATTTTTTCTTGATATCTTCAAGATCAAATCCTAATTCTTCCGATTTCTGTCTTAGTGTGTCAGTAAGCTCGTTTGGTATATTTAACTCGCCGTCTATGATGCTCTTTAGAAAATGTATCAGCACAGAGAACTCAGTACTCTTAGACACTTTCTCTGGATCAATGCCCTTGTCTTCCATGACATGTAGCATGGCTTCGGTCACATCAATAAGCGTCTCTATGCTCTTGCTGTGTTTTCCAAAATGCGACATTATACGATGATCTTTGGTTTGTCAGGAACGACCACAGTAGTAAAAACTTTCTTGTATTCTGCAGATATCTTGTCGTTGACAACCGAAATACACTGTATCTTGTCTTTTGCCAGTGAAATATCTTTATCTTGATCAGCAGTAGAGAAGAATGTACCAAAAGCAAGTCCTTGTGGACCTTGCATCAGTGTCAGTGCCTTCTTAATTTCAAGTGTAGTTTCAGTTTGTGATTGCAGAGTGCCTATAACTTCCTCACCATGCATTAATTTTAGAGTGATAAGATCTCCATCTTTGTATTTTTCAAACATACCACTATTATAAACTATCCTATTAGTTTGTCAATGTATTTTTTCAATTCCTTGTCTTGCACGTTGGGTGGTATGTTGTCGAAGAAGAATATCTGGTAACTGTCTGATCCATACTTGCCTATGCCATGCAGGTCACTGGCCTCCTTGCCGTCCCAGTCCATGTATTGTTTGGTCATCTTCCTAATTCTTTTTGATCTCACTTCCCACATGCCCAATGGTTTCAACATCTTTTGTTGTGTTGCAAGTCTGCCCCTGAGATATTTCTCCGGAGTGGGATATCTAGCGAACAGTTTTGGTAATATTATCTTGACGTGTTTCCTGTATGTGAGATTGAGACACATAACAGCCACCATGTGTTTCCACTTCTTGTATGGTCCACGTATCTGTTGTTGCACCATTAGGTTATCAACCATTGTCTTGATCATACTACAATTATATTTGTGATTTCTATTTTGTCAACTGCTTGTTAACGAACTTGGCAAGTCCTTCGTAGGTGTCTTGGAAAACGTTCTTATTGACTTTCCATTCCTCCGGCATCTTCCAACCCTCTTCATTTACCACGATCCATCTGCAGTCTGAATGTTCGAACAGCTTGTTGAATTGGTATATCCAGTAGCTGGGATCAACTGGTCTCTTGATGTATGTGTATCCTGTACTACCCTTGTAGATGTTGTTGACCCCATCGGGCCCTTTGTGATCTCCTATTCCCCAGAGGTCCATGCCCACAAGGAATATGGCCTTGGGTTTGAAACTCATACCAACCAGTGCGGCAAACTGTCCTGTGCCCCAGTGGAAAGCTTCGTCCTGTCTCTTGTCGCCTTCGTATGGTAATTCAGGCACACACTTGACGTTGGGCCAAAAAGCAAACTGCTTGTACCATCTGTCTCTGGTGTATATCGTCGTGTTTTTACCAACTGTGTTGGCGGCCTCTTGGCACATGTGTCTGTCTGCACAAACCACATATTCCAGATTGTGATCCCTGAACATCGCGTTGCACCCCACCATGGTGGTTACACTTTTCAAAGGAGTTATGTCAAATCCTCTCCTACTTTCACCGTTGCCTATTACTGAAACATACTTGGTCATAATACTATTTAATCACCCCGTTAAACGTACACAGAAGCCTGCACACTGCTGGTAAAACTGTAGTTGGAATAGTTGTACATATCAGTCATTATCGTTGACTAAACGCCATATGACACGATATTGATCCCATGCTTTCTTGAGTGTGGGATATTTCCTCCGGAGCTCAATGGCTTCCGTTCCCACCATTTCTGCTTCCTCGTAGGCCAGCTCCTCGTCCTTGGCTTTCTGTGATTGTTCCACCAGGACACGGTTGCCATCTGGTAATTGTTGGTACACAGTCTCTCCACCGTCGGGAGAAACGAATATTGGCTCTGCTTTGATCTTCTTTTTCTTTTTTGTTTTCATCAGTAGTGGTGCTTGTGGATTACCCCTAGGTGTGCGTGTCGTATGCCACCTGGTTTTTTGCTGTCTCCATCTTTCCTAGGTATGAAATGTATGTGCGGCCAATATATAGTCTGCCCTGCACACTTGCCGATGTTCTGTCCAACGTTGAACCCGTCCATCTTGCCTTCCTTGATTCTATCTTGCCCCCACTGGAACGCCAGACTGTATGACCTTCCTATGTATTCTGCTGTGTTTTCCTTTGCTATGAAAAGTAAGTGTCCGTCAACGCAAGGATATCTGTCTTTGAATACCGCTGTGTGTTCGTCCTCGAATATGGGTGTGCTGTTTCCAACCCAGGTAGATTCTTTGTAATTATCTATGGGTTCAAAGGGCTTCTTGTAGATAGGTTTTTTTGATGTCATTTGTTTCTATGATTCCTATCCTTATATTACTTGAATTTGGTCTATGTTGCAACCTGATCTGTTCCCAGAATTTGGTTCTTGTCACAGATGGATTGTGATCGTGGATGTTCAACAGGTTAACCAGTGCCTTCCGGACTTTCTCCGCACCGCCATGCTTCTTGCATGTGTCTGATCTACCAACATGTACAATCTTTGCGTTAATTCGTATCTTGTACACACATGGTAACCTTATCCACTTGGTTGCAGGATTCTTGCTGTGCTTGATTTTATATTTTTCTATTGTGTAGAGATCTTGTATAGAATACCATTTCATATGATTGCCACAATCGCATACACACCGATTATCCATCCAACAAAGCCAAACCAGAAGTCATCCCAACTCCAGTGTCCTTTGCTCCAAAGGTCCAGTGCTTCTTTCACAACAGTTGCGACAAGTCCCAGGCATATCAATGGTTGCCAGAATATCGCTAACAGAGTCAAAAATAAAGACCAGAAGAAATGCAGTTGTAGATCAAATCTAAAATATTGTATTGTGTATTTTGCTATCTTTTTGTATAGTATTTTAATATCTGTCATTCCTGATGTCCAGTTGTTGGAATATCTGTTGCACTTTCCTTGCTTGGAAGTAGCAATCATCCAGTGCGTTGTGCAATCCGGTCCTCTTCTCGTTGGGATCACGTGGTACCAGACTGCCCAGCGTTCTCGAATCTCTGATCTGCCAGAAGTTCCATGGAACAGGCACTTGCATCTGTGCGTAAAAATTTTGTAGTATTGCGTAGTCAAACAGAGGTCCTTGGCACCAGAACACGTCCACCCCCACACACCATTTGTTCAACTGCTTGATGAAATATTTCAGATCAATCCTGTCATCGTCACCCAGTGCTTCTTCCCTGACGTCCTCTGCCTGTTTGCCCCACCATTCCACAGTCTCCTCCATGACATCCCTGCCCATGGCAACCTGTGAGTCCACGTCGATCCTGTGGTACAGTCCCTGTGAGGGTTCCACCCTTGTGTAAGGATCAAATTTAACCCCACCTATTGTGAGTATAGTAGCATTGGGTTTAGTGGAGAGAGTCTCCAGATCTATCATTGCATGAATCATAGTACAATTATACTATAATCTAGATAAATGTCAACTAGGCGTCTGTGGATGGTTCTGGTTCGGGGTTGGTCAGTTGGGGCTTGCCACCCTGGTCTATGAATTCTTGGTAAATTGCCCGTTCTTCTGGATCCAAGCAACGTATCTCCCCTGCTGAATCAGGATACATTTCTGCCATAAAGGTCACAGCCGATCTTGAAGATTCATAACATGAGTTATAGCTGGGAAACTTAGTGTCATCAAACATCGCTGTGCAGACTTCTACACTAAAACATATGATCATTACCATTGTGAAATTCATACAAATATTTAATAGTTTTTTGGAGAAATAAAAGTGCTACTACTTTTTCTTTTCCCTGACAGTTTTGACTTTGGTCTGCAGTCGGATCAGGTCATTGTCCAACATACGTATCCTGTCGATCAGTTTGATCAGGGTTGCTGATGTGGAACTCAACTTGGGAGTTATCTCTGTCGTGATGAACTTCCAAAGGAAATAGATGAAGTACGCAAGGAAGAACACAGCCACGGTTGGGAAACCGTAGTCCTGTATGATACTGGTCACTGTCATGTACTTTGTCGTGATGTCCATTAGTCTTTCCTCGCATCAGTCTTGCCGTCTGCCCTGGCCACCCTGTCTGTGTCTATGGGTATGCCCAGTTGCTCGGAGACTTCTTGGTCTATTTTAAGTATGTCGTTGTTCATTATTTTTACTCTGTTGTCTAGTTGTACTATCACCGTCTCTATGAACTTGATAGAACTCACTACGCCATTTAGTATGTACTTGATAATGAACAGTATGAACACACCCATACCGACCGTGGCCGCTATTGGCATTCCAAGTTCCGCAACTAATTTAAAGAACTGTGTCATTATGTGTGTATTTAACGTTCCAGTGTGTACACGTTCACAGGTTCGGTTTTGCCTTTGACTGTGATGCTGTCAACGAATTTGAAAGAGAACTTGTCGTCAATGACTTTCTTGGTATTCTCCCCGACTATCAGTGTGTGTCCCAGTGTCTTACTTGCACTCTCTAGACGTGCCGCAAGGTTAACAGGATCCCCTATCACGGAGTAATCAAACCTCTGGTCCGATCCCATGTTACCAACCAGTGCTTCTCCTGAGTTGATTCCTATGCCCACTTTGATGTTTGGTAAATTTTCTGCTTTCAACTGTTCGTTCAGCATGGCCAACTCTGATTGCATCTGAGAAGCAGTCAGCACTGCCAACATCTGGTGATTCTCTATCTTCAGTGGTGCGTTCCAGAATGCCATTATGCAATCACCCATGAACTTGTCCACAGTGCCACCATTGGCAATTATCACATTGGTCATGCGTGTTAAAAATCTGTTGATCAGTTTCGTAAGTTCAGCTGGATTGTCCTTGTACTGTTCTGATATGGGAGTGAACCCTCTGATGTC